GCACTGTATCGTCGGGGGCGGTGCAGCAGCTGGGTATAACGGATAAAAGAAAGCAATTAAGCTTCCTTGTTGGAATGGGGTTCCGTTTACCTGAAAGGCAACTTCTACATCAGTTAAGGTGTAAATGTACCTTTGGAAGGCCATGTTCTGGATATTGTTAGCATTCGCCAAGCTTAGTAGACCGAATGGTATGTCTACTCTTGCGACTACTCCTCCTGGTGTTGTTGCTTGCGACCATTCATAGAACGCTCTAATCATAAGACTTTGAGGTCCATACTCTATAGTCGCAGCCTCTTCATTGATTGCTTTATCAGCAAAATCATTGAAGTGGCTTCTATCAGCAACTCCAGTCCTAGTTATTCTTTGGGTGTTAATCGTAGTCAAACCAGGCACATAATCTCCTGTCCTTTTGTCCATTGTGGCGGGTCGATCATCGCCTTCAGCGCGCCATCCACTGAAGTGATAAGCAGATTTGGCATCTCGTTCTGCTACTACGCGTGAGAGTTCCTCGTAACAGGGAACGTCTGGTCTAGGTATGTCTACCTCAACACAGGCTTTCACTATCTCGTGGCGGTAGGACTGGTAAAAGTCCTTGTCCCATTGCGAAGCGCATTCAAGCATCTGCTTTATTGTCTGTTCCAATGTCAAGTTGTTATCTCGCGTCCATTGCACTGTCTCAAATAATGTGTCTTTCTTCATAGCTCCAGTCCATCGACCACGCAGCAAACGTGGATGTGATCCCAAAAATGTGATCTCATCAAATCTACTGCAGTGATCTTCTAAGGGCTGGCCTTTAAAGGCAGACGTATATTCTTGTCCAATGCTTTTCATCAGCGGGGCAATCTTGACGGGGTTCCAATCGATCTCATCCGATATACACAAAATATGGTCATCACCAACAAACTTGTTGCGAACATGTTCAGTGTAAATCAGGTGGGGGTATTCAAGTTGAAAACAATAACGGAAATAGGCCTCATTAATTAAGCAATTAAGAGGTGTAGTCCAAAAGCATCCACTCATGTGGTTGCTGATGGTCCAAAACCGAAATCTGTCAACTTGAGCCGGGGTTTTCGTTTCGTGATTGAGGAGGTAGGCACTTTCGTTCTTCGTAACACCATAAGTACCTGCTAACTCAGCAATCACTCCATAGGCGAAGTCACGGAATGTGGGATGAGCTCGTTTATCGAAGCTCTTGTAATCTCCAGCGATAAATTTCTTTCCAACGGTAGTCAGATAATCATAGATATTTTGCATGTCATACGAGTATTGATTAATACCAATGGCAGATGGGGTCAGATGTCCAGAATTGTTAAATGCAGCCAAAACAGCTCCATAAATCATTCTGAAAGCAACTAAGCACACCATGTCATTAGCATATATCATACGAATACGACATTCTTCAATCTTAGATGAACTAACAGTTTCGTCTTTCAGATAACCTAAGAAAATGTGATCAATCACATCTCCTTTGTAGTCTTTTATCACTTTCAATTTCTCAAGAACTAGTCTTTTGAATTCAGGATCGTAATGAAACTCTCCTTCTTCATCAAACCAGATAAACTCTTTCTTCCCTTTCCTCTGTGTCGTGTACACAAGCGGATAACCTGCCG